AGACGAATAAAGTCTTTTGCTTACATTCTCATATTTAGTAACCACGAATGGATACTTACCATGAGCGTAATCCATAAGTTCATGCTTGGCATACAACTCAGGAATATCGGGATGGAATATTGTGCAGTAGATACCGGGGACTCCATCCTCATCGAGCAGTCTTTGATAACAGTACACTATTCTAATAGTCTCATCATCATCACGAATGACCGCATCTTCCTGCCTGATGTTATACAAACTATTGTCCGCCTGTGTGTGCTTGGCTAGGTCTTTTGCCCTTTCCACAAAATCTGCATCCCACCCTTCCGTACTCATCTTTGACTCCAACTGCTCCGGAGTCATGTGCAATACATGGAAGCAGTATGGTGCCTCCTGTGGATCGATTGTATAGTTGGGCCAAATAACATCCTCATCCGGTGCCAACGCTTTGATGCGTGGTCGATTTACGACCTGGCGGGTAACGGGGACTGTGGTTGTGCCATCCTTGCGAAGCTCGCGGAGCATCGCTTTTGCTTTGGCCTTGGATACTTTAAATTGATCTTTTAGTGCGGATGATAACTCCTCATCCATACTGCCATCCTGAATCGCTTGTGCGATCTGCGGGAGTGCTTGTGCAATCTCCTCCAAGCGGATGGTTTGTTGCTGTTTAAGTTCTTTGGAATCCCAATAAACATAGTGGACCATCAGGCCCTTCTCGAAAAAGTGGTTAAGTCCGAGTTCCAATTGATCGTAAAACTCCTCCATCTTGGAGTTCATTAACCATCGCAGGAACATCGATATCACATTTGCACGCTCGATATCACCTGATTCCACAGGGGTAGCCACGATATGTGCGGATCTTACCGCATTGCAGGACATCGCCACGCACTTATTTATCTGATTATCCACCATGCGGATCTCCTGATCGGAGGCCCCATCCCACGGAAATACATCTCCGGTGGAACTTAGGTGGGAGTGCTTTTTAAAATCATCCGACTTCCCTGCCCATAAGCAGTTCCTTACATCGTAATCTCTTTGTCTACGGTCTAACCATTCGCCCAACTCCGACTGAGTCCTGCGATAAGTTTCCGCAAGATAGTCAACATCAGGCTCCTTACTGACATATAAAAGTTCGGGATCGGCGGCAGACTGCATATGCGTAGCATAATGTAGCGTTCTGTAGCCTATTTGGCAAGATTAATATCCTCCACCACCTGTACACATAAGGCTTCCACCGCCCACATAGTCAGGTCCGCTGACCATTAGGTATCTGATAGTATCAACAAAGTCCTTAAAATGCTCCTGACGGGAACTGCCCGTATATTCAAGCATCGAGGTAATAAAGTTATCACACCTGTCAGACACAAAGAGTTTTGGCTTATTCTTCTCCGACATCGGCTCCGTATCATCCCATGCCAGGGCATCGTTGATCTTCGCAATACCCGCCTCCACTTCCACGCCCGGTGCAGGTCGCATAACAAAGTCAAGGTTCGCCATCGTGTTAATTATATTACTCTCCCCCTCCTTTTCGCGCACCGTGGCGGCTCCCATGCGGGGGTCAACAATTCGCTCAAAGATATCCTCGCCTTGCTCTAATGCCTCGAAATGCTCCTTGTATGCGGCATATCCCCATCCAAGCGGACGCTGTGCAGGACCCGGTTTACCCACGCTCTTGCCCAACCCATTCACATGTGGTAATGCCCATTGGCCCATCGAGGAATCAGGGAACTCGCGGTACACATAGATCGTACCATCCTCCAGGACTGCCGCCCATATCGCCACCCACGGTTTACTCCCACCGGGATCGCACACGAAGTACCGGGTAGTCCGTACCGTAGGATCGGCGATGAAGGGGATTCGTTCATGGGGGACGACATTGGTGTCGCGGTTGAACTTAGGGAATCTCCCCTCCATCGCCTTGCTAGGGATGCCATATAGGCGAGCGAGTTTTACCTCTTGTGGTTGCTTGGAGTAGGTTCGGATCAGTTCGCTGTAGTCAACAAACGGGGACATCTCGGACCAAAAATAATAAATTCTACAATCAGGCCAATTGGTGGATATCTGCTCTACCGGTAACTCGCGCCCCATCAATTCGCTGTATCGCGACTCCACAGTCTCCGCTCCTTTCAACAGACTATTAATCAATGGGGTCCACCCCTGCAATGTCGTGAAGGTTAACAGCACCCGTCCGTGGTAATCCACAGTTCTACCACCTACCAATGTTTCAAAGATACTCTCAGGTGCCTCCTCATCCATATGGATACAATGTGCTGACCATCCCTCAAATATCTGCGGATCTGCCTGATACTGCCTATAGTTATTAAAAGATATTGTACTCCCCCGTTCCGCACCTGGTGTGGTTGGCGGTAGGATCGCCTTGGCGGAGTTGAATCCATTCTTCTGTGTATACTGCAAGGAATGATTCTCGCTCTTCTTCTTTGCCCGTTTGTACCTCATGGGAAGTGCTTCCCATATGTACCTTTGGGCATCCGAAATACTTCGCTCCTCCGATACATGCAAAGAACGAATCTCTGCTTCAGGGATAGTCTGTGCCATATGCACAAGCAGACGGGACGCGAAAGTTGTTTTGGAACTTCGGTTTCCACCAAGCACCACATGGATCTTCGTATCCTTCCAATTATCCATCACCCGTCTCCACCCCGGAAGAGTCCAACCCCATTGGATTGGATCTTCCTTCTCCGACTCCGGTTGGTCCAAAATCAAACGGGACAAGGTTTCTGCGCGCTCCTGCGGTAAGGCATCGATCTCCTCGCTCGATAATGCACACGCAAGCTCGCCCTTCTCATACTTTAAATCATTTATCCAAGGAATACCAAAGTGGGCATCTACCTCATCTGCGTAAGTTATCTTAGGCATACCCCTCCACTATCGTGCAATCCTTTGGATCTATACGGAAGATAGGTTCTATATCCTGGGGATCACGGGTTGCTCGCGTCCTGCCTCCTAGTTCAAACTTATAATCCCTACTGAAATCCCATGTATGAAAACATAATGCATCCTTGCATCTGAAAATCAGAGTAAACTTCTTACCGCTTGTCTCGTATAACTGCTTTGCCGCCTCGATCTTCTTGTACGAAATCATAAACGGGAACTGCCCATAATTAATATTTAAACACTTTAACTCCGCCCATCCGTAGTGGTCTCCCTTCTCAATCAGGAAATCCACCTTGTACTTAATCGGATTAAGCTTATGGAACACACAATCCCATACCTTGCTCAGAAATCCACATACCTCCTTCTCATTATCGAGGTCAGCCTGTGTCTCGTACTTGGGTCTCATTATACCCCGCACATCCCTTCGCACTCTGCCATAAAATCCCAAGTCTCTTGTCCTTTATCTTCATCATTATCAAAATCTATTTCCCCAAGTGGCTTGCATGAGCGATGGAGGAATGCTTCCATTTTCATACCTTGGTCTTGTTTTGACAATTCTCTTACTTGGGAATCAAACTCTATTGCCTTTTGAAAAAACTCAGGCTCATCATTCCGCAATCTCCGCCACTCTTCATCACTATGAAAAGGGCAGTAATAACAGGCAGATCTCGGAGGCTCAGGATAACCATGTTTTTTCATCCATTGCTTGCAATGATACCTGTGCATTTTCAAATCCACCAATGGGTATCTTAATTCAGTCCAAGGTTTTCGAGATTCCTTCATTCTTTGTAATTCATCATAAGATATGCCTATCCATTGAATTACCTTTACCTCTTTCTCGCCTCTTTTTATTCCTGCCAATTCAAGTATCTTTTTTTCTATTGGCCTTATCTTATAGTCTGCTGTGCAATTCCTCCCTAGTGCGGCTACCACTTCACCATCAGGCATCAAACCAAAGACAGGGATAATACGCTTCATGTATTTCTCGCCTTTCTTTCCCCACTTTCCATCCTTAGAACGCTCAACCAACTGCAAAGATTTATCGGTAAGACTACCCTTAGTCACTCGATAAACAGGGAATGGAAGCTCTTTCTCAAGCCAATCTAACCATTCATAAACAGAGTCAGGCTCGGCTTGTGTATCTGCAAAGATCGCACAATCGGGCATCGGAGTAATCTCTCCCTTTGCCGCCATCAACGCCATTGTGGATGACTGCACACCCGCACCTAAATTAATTACATTAATCATGCCCTCGCTTGTATCTCCATACCCACCACTATTGCTTCTTTGAGCGTTTGGACCGGGATTTGCGCTTCTCCGACACAGAAGCCTTCCGTATCCGTTCCAATGTTTCTTGGTCGAATTTCGATGGTGGGGGACCCAGGCTTTTCAAGTCGGGTCGTGGTAAGTTTTGAACAGATAGTGGTATTGCTCGCCCATACTTTTTCCAAAAAATCGGATTCCATCCCGGTGGTACTTTCACTTTGCATGACTCGCCTTTGCCTCGATTACCTCGCTAAATAAATCACAGCATCTCTTCTTAAGTTCCGCATTCTCCCTCTCCAACTGCTCCACCCTCTTCTTCAGTTCGAGATTATCCTCGGATAAACGACCCACCCATTGGGGCCAACTCTCCATCTTCTCCCCCGTTGGTTTATACACATTCATTCTTCCTCTTCTTCCTCGTCATCCACCAACTCGATATCACTATCAAAAGAGATCACCTGCTCATCGTAGTATTCCCGTAATGCCTTCTTGCACGCATCGATAATACTATCATCGAACAAATCACTCTCCTCTTCCCATCTATGGAAAGTATTCTTTAATTCATGAATTAATTTTCTTTTTGCGTTCATTTTTAAAATCTAATTCCGTTCGTGCCTTGGGCATCTTGCGCTGAATATCCGTCCTCCAGGTATTGGGCGGACAATCGGGATCTCGCTCACCCTCGCGGTAGCGTAACTCGCAATTCGACCAAAACCTTTGCCATCCACGGTTGATCTCTTCCGTGCTAAGAAGTGTGCCATATAGATAATCCATGTCATCCATCGCATCCAAAAGGACATTTTCCATGACCGGGCTTCGGGCAACTCACACCAGGAATATGTTCGGGGTGCGGGTCTTTTGCACAGCCGCTAATGAGTAATGCTATCAGTAGTATCACTTTCCTCATACCATTCACCCTCATTTAAATGCTCATCCAATAACCTTGGATGGAACCCTATAGCCACCAACGCACCCTTGAATACCTCGATGTAATCATGCACCTGTATGTACCCTCTGCGCTCAATCGTGACGGTCTGCTTATCGTCTGTCTCTATTGTAATTCTCATACTAAATGCAGAGCAATCCTTCCCCGCCGAGTGTCGCGGAGGTATCCTTGTTTTCCTAGCGCCGTTAAGCCCACAGGAAGGACTGCTCTTAAAGTCATTTTATAATCTCCCACATATCCCTATCCAAATGCCTCACCTGCACACTCTCTCCCAACTTCAAATACTTACCGGGCTTGCACTTAAACTTACCATGCGAACCATCCCCAAACTCAATTAACCTCAGAAACCTATTCTTAGGCACTCCATATACCCTAGCCTCCTGCACAAGAGCATTCCCCGTACTCTGCCTTACCATCCCCTCAATAATACTTACCCTCTTCTCCTGGGCCTTGTCTATCATCTCATCGACTTCCGCCAACTCCTGCTCAACCACCAACTCGCCCTCCAACTCCTCCAACTTGGCAACCATCTTCTTGCTAAACCTCTTCAGACTGAACGCCATCCTCGCGGTACTAGGCTTAACCCCCATCATATCAGCAAACGCCTTCTTCGTAAGACCATGCCTCTCCAAAATCTTTCCCGCCCTTTCCGTGTCCATGTGTCACCTTCTGTAGTTTATGCATTGACCTGTCAACCCTTTTGTGCAAAAAAATAAATCATGGGTAATAAAGCCACCGTGAAAGCGCTCCGTAAGGACCTAAAAAACGATATCATCGATTCAGCCGCCAAAATAGCCATGAAGAAAGCAAATGCAGCTTCCGAAACCCGCAAGCTCCAGGCTAAGGCAAATGACCCCACAAAAAAACAAAAGGATATACAGGACTATACACGCCACTTCCTGCGCTACCGCCTGGAGATGACCGAGCAGGAATACCTAAACGCAGTATCCAACAAACTATCCGCCATAGTCGGAGACAATCTCAACCTCATCCACGAAAAACTCGATCAGATACCTCCGCAAAACCTCGCCTATACCCTCTCAGTCCTCTTCGACAAACTCATGACCATTAACGGCAGACCCACAAACATCACCGCTTCTGCCAATGTCAAACTAGGTGCCTCCGATATGACCCCGGATAAGGTACGATCAATCCTCAAGGGTGCCAAGAAGGCCACAGATTCCCTCCCCAAGGAAGCCTCCGAGGATAAGGTCATTGAAATATCCGATGAAGCGTAGAGGCTCCCTCTACGAACAAACTTTCTTCACCGAAGCCCTAGCCCGTAATCTCGAAGTATTTACACCCCTGGGCGATTACCTCCCTCAGGATTGCCTAGTCATGAACCAAGCGGGCAAAATCTTTAAAGTACAAATAAAAGGCACTAAGGATAAAGTATTTGATAAACCAAATAAAGGACAGGGCAGATATATGGTCACCACCGCTTCAGGCACTTCCAAGAAAATGACCATAGATTGCACAAAGGTCGACATACTCGCCGCATATATAGAAGCCATACCCACCTGGTACATAATACCATGCCTCGAAATAAACCAGGCCGTGCGTATATCCCTCTACGCTCATAACCCCTCCTCCAAGGCAAAGCACGAAAAGTACCGCGAGGCGTGGGATCTCTTTAAAACGCCCTAGAAACTACATACGGATACTGTGGGGCGCGAGGTGCGGGGGGCAGGATTGCGGGGAAACCATATGGCGAAAAAATTATGCGGGGTGGTGATGATAATACAGAATTAGCGCGGACGAGCGGCGACCCCCCTCCCCCCCTAGGTGTGGCTCGCGTCTCGATTTAGCGCGTGATTCTAAGTCACATGCTATGCTTTGGCGTTGAATAGCAACGATTTACGAAAATGCACGCTAGAAAAGCGGGGAAACATGCTTGGTTTTTAGCGGGTTTGCCAGGTTTGCGGGGACCGGGTTTGCTTGGTTTGCCGGGTTTGCGTGCAATCTGCTTTACATATGTATAGCAAATTCATTGATGGGGGAAGAAATGCATCACATTCGCATCGATTCTGCATTGGTTCCACTTTCCCGGCTTCCCAGGTTCCCGGTTCCCAGGTTCCGGCTCTTCCCTCTTTTTCGCTTGGTCCAGGTATTCGTTCAAACCGTTGGCCATATGGCCGGGAACCGGCCCGTTGGCCCGCGTTAGTAGGGACGCGCTTTTATATAGTTATAACCTACAAAACATTTTTTTGTTTTATTTGCTTGCTATTTGTTCTCATGTGTAGTTTATAGGGTACGGTATGAAAGAAAAAACTATGATTCCACCTAAACTATCAACGCCGGGTAAAATCGATTTAGCGCGGGCCGCGCTTGCAAATGATTTACCCTTACTCTCAAAACTAGTTGCGGCTATTCCTGGGGACCCGAGCGCGACAAATACAACTAAGTACTTTGCAACGGGATTTTTGACTTGGTTCGTGGACCAAAGCGGGCCAACGCCGTTTTCCGTATTTGCGGCGGCGGGAAATATGAAATTGCCATTTTACGCGTTTTCGAGTTTGCCCGGTTTTGATTGTCCGGGCGCGGGCGCTTGTTTGTACGGTGAAAATGAATTCACGCCGGATAACTTTGGCAAGGGATGGTGCTATTCATTTACCGGGTGGCGCTACCCGGCGGCGTTTTTTCGTCAATTGCAAAACTCTATTTTGTTACGGTCAAAAGCGGGCCGAGCAATCGTTGCAAGTGAATTTGCGAATATACCCGCCGGGCGTACCGTTCGCTTATATGTAGACGGTGACTTTGCCAATTTAGCTATTTTGCGTTTTTGGATGGACCAATGCAAATCTAGAGATGACATTACAATTGCGGGCCATAATGGAATTGCCGGCTACGGGTACAGTAAGTCATGGAAGCTTTTCCTTGAACTAGATAAGCAAGGGTATGAATGGCCCAAAAACTATTTGCTAAATGTTTCGAGCGGGTCCCGGTACGGTTCAACCGTAAAAGAAAAGCTTTTGCAATTGGATTGCACGCGCGGCGAATTTGTGGCGGTACCGGTTGCGAGAAAGTGGATAACTAGCAAGGCCTACCAGGATAAAGACAATGAAGGGTCCAAAGAATACCGGAAAGAAGTATTACAAGCGCTAAAGGAAGCGGGCCACGAAAAGAGATTTGCTTGTCCGGGAGCATGTGGCAATTGCATTGCCAGGAAAAAACATGCTTGCGGCGAAGGCCGTTTACGCGGCGTTACAATTGGCATTGGAATACACAGCGTTAAAGGATAAGAGAAATGAATTCAAAACTATTTAAGCAAATACCCGAACACGAAAAAAGCACTTGCCCGCATTGCAAGCAAAGTAAACCTAATTGGCTATTCTTTTATGATCGCGGGCAATGGAATTTTAATTTGTGCGATGAATGCGGAACATCTAAAGAGGTTAAAGAATATAGAAAAAAGAACAAATGAATAAGGAACAAATACGCGCTTTGCTTGGTCAGCTCATAAGCTTGCAAGCCATGATAAGAGAAATGGAAGAAAAAGGATTTTCATGGGATAAGATGCAATCAATAAAAGATAATTTGCGGCTTATGATTATAGACATTGAGAAAACACTCGATTGACGCGCTTCTAATCCAAACGAGAAACGCGCTTTTATTTATTTGAACAAACTACATACACACACACATGAATACACTATTTGAGTTAATACTATTTTTTCCCTGGGTTCCGGTTTTCGCAGTCATAGCCTGGGACCTTATCCAATACGAGAAAGGCGGGGACCTATGAAACACGCCAAAAACCTATTCGCGGAAGCGGTCAGTCAATTGATCGAGATGGGAGAGAAACAGCGGAAATTACTCCAGGAGAAGGAGAAAGCGGTTGATCATTCCGATCGTGAAACGATCTCGCAGATCCGCGCTAAGGAGAAACGCGCACATGTGAGGCTTACGGAGAGGGAGAAAGTGCAATTACATTTTAACTTCAACTAAACCACAAAAGGGAAAGAAAAACTATGATTACAACAAAAGAGAAACACGCCACACACACGCCAGGACCTTGGAAGATCGAGGATTGCACTCCAGGAGAAAACACGGGGTTGCGTTTCGAGGTAGGCACAAAGGATAGCGTCATTGCACGCACAACGGACGGATGGAAGGAAGCGCGCGCCAACGCGCGTTTGATCGCCGCGGCTCCGGAGCTATTGGAGCAATGCAGGGAGTTCGAGAAATGCCTTACGCATCTAATCAATAGCGGGGATAGTGGAGCAGACCTGGAGCGCGATAAACTCCGCGAGGTCCTCGCCAAAGTAGAGGGGGGTGAGGGATGAGACTTATTGAGGAGAAAGAGAAACCTATGACTGATGAGATGAAACAAAGGGTTATTCGCGTCATTAATGAATTAAAGGATTACTCAATGATTGATGAGCAAATTGAGGATTGGAAGAAAGTTGATGATATGGATGGCCCTCTAAGTTGGGCTTTGGGGGTCCGTATTGAGGTCAATGAATTGCTTGCAGATTTGGAAGGAGAAACCCATGACTAAACCAAACGAGTCCGACACAATTGCGCGCCTGGCGTTGGGCCTCCTCGTCTTTTTGGCGATGAGGTTCGCGCCCAGGGTGATTGAAGCTTGGCAAAAGAGAAAGAACATGAAAGGAGAAATGCGATGAAGATATATTTTGTCGATATAAGTGGAGCCGGAGAACTTAACTCACGCGGCATGGCTAAGTGCTTTGCAAACAAAGCGGAGGCCGTGAAGGCCGCAAAGCAATTTTGCAGAGAATCAGATGATACAGATTTCGAGCCTGAGATGATTAGGCCGATAGAATTTGAGAATACCAAGAAAGGTATCCTTGGTTTGATTGATTCGATTAAAGGCGATATCGTACAAAACTATGGCGGGGGTTATATAGAATAAGAGAAATCGCCAAGAAGGCACCTAGAAAGCGTTTTGATGTAAAAATCTGTCTAATTTAGCATACCCTACACACAAAAGCACGATTTGATGCCTTCCTGAGCTTCTATCGTGCTTTTTTGTATCCATCTGTAGTTTACCAAGTCTTTGATTCTTCTTTTTGACCTAGAGATGTTGTCCAATTGCCCGTACTCTTCTCAAATCCAAGCATGACCTTGAGATCAGTCTCTCCTCCACGGTTCTTTGCAATGTGGCAATTGATACGGTCTTTCGTTTCATCCACCTTGTCATCCACGGATAGGAGAAACACGCAATCGGCATCCTGCTCGATACTCCCGGAGTCTCTCAAATCGGAGAGCATGGGCTTTCTGTTATTGATCTCGCATTGTCTTGATAATTGAGAAAGGGCAAGCACGGGAATCTGTAGCTCCATGCTGATCTGTTTGAGGCTACGAGAAATGGCGGTGATCTCCTGCACGCGGGAGTCGTAACCCGGAGCGCTCACCAATTGGAGGTAATCGATCACCGCAAGCCCGACATCTCCTTTCACTCGCTCCTGGGCGAGAAAGGCGCGGATCGAGTCTAGCGTGGCCTTGTTGTCATCCTTGAAGGTTATGGGCCATCCCTGCATTCTCTTTGTGGCATCCTCGAGCTTCTTGCGATGGGCGGGGAGAAGATCCCCTTTCATGCGTGGGCGGGCAACCCCGCTCTCGCGGGAGAGTAACCGCCCGGAGCATTCCGAGGCACTCATCTCAAGGGATGCGTAGCTTGCACGGTATCCCCTCTTCGCAATCTCATGAGAGAAATGCAATGCGAGTCCTGACTTCCCTACTCCAGGTCTTGCGGCTAGGACATAAAGCTTACCCGGTTGGAATCCTCCGCTCAGACAAAAATCCAATCGTTTGAATCCTGTGCTTACTGCGGATGATTCTCCCGCATCGATGGAAAGAAACTCAGAATGTGCTTCCTTGGTGGCGGGTCCCACTTTTACCTGTCCCTTGCCTGACGCTAATGCTTTGGCTACCCTCAGATTAAACTCTGAGGCAATCTCATCTGATTGTTTATTCTGTTTGAGCATATCCGAGGATACCATGATTGCCCGTTCCACTTCGCGTCTGTTTCGCGACTCCACCAATTGATCCACATATCTCTCCACCTGTCCTCCGCCATACTTCTCTGCGAGTTCAAGAGCTTCCGAGGAATACTCAGGTAGCTCAATTGCCACATCCACCTCGTTTAACTCGGATCGCTCTGCGATCAAACGGAATATCGCTTGGTGCGCGGGCGAGGAGAAGTCATTCTCCGTTAAGCGCTCAACTGCGGTGGCGGTGGAGAGATTTGTGTCATCCCGGAGACATGCGGCTAGGACCGCTTGTTCTGATACCAAGAAATCCATCAAAACTCTTCCTCGTCCTCATACTCAGGAATTGTGACCTCCTTGAGAATAGGATCGTTATTTCCCTGTGGCATCTTCTCCTTGATCCATCTCCTGCACGCATTCCGGTATGTGGCAATCCAATCAGCCTGGGTATGTCCCTTCCCTTTTGCCCAATCCACGAAGATGGAAACCGCTTTCTCATGATCAAGTCCTTCCTTCTCAGCAATATCTTTTGGGGGGGCAAAATTAGAGGGGATCTTTGATGCCCTCGTTTTTGATTTCTTTTTTCCACTAACCGCGGATTTTTCGCTATATCTAATATTAAAACAATTGGAACAATTGTCGCGCACGCGCGAGGGATGCCGCAGATACTCCACCAGGAGTGGAGTAATGGTGGAAACTGCGGTAACTCCATAAAGATCACAATGCTCTTTCAAAAGATCACTTATCCATTGAGGAACCTTGATGCGCAGTTCTGTCTTTTTCTGTATTTCGTCTGTCATTATAATCCTAAAATTGTGCAAACAAGTCCTATGATAATTGTGAAAAATACGATCCCACATATGGCAAATAACATGCCTTGGGCGAGTAATTTGAGTGCTAATTTTATCCCATCCATCATGCCACTTTCTCCTTTAATTCTTCCCTCGCTGTCATCACTTTTGCGTAAACATTCTCAGGGTAATTTTTACCAATATACATACCAAACTGCTCCGGGCAGGAAGCTCCATCCTTATTCATAAAGAACCTAAATCTCTCCAACTTCTCTTCTAGTTCTTCTTTTACAATACACAGTGTACTCCTAGATTTTTCCCACTTCTCAGCTAACTTATTCAGGGATACACCATAAACCATGTTTGACATTAAAATGTCAGCTTCAATTGGCGTAAGCTGATCCATGAGAATCTGAAGAGATTCCTTTTCCTCAATCGTCAATTGCTTGGTATGCGATAAGAGCCTATCAGTCTCAACATCCTTGTAGTATGTGAGATTATTCTGACGCATCTTAAACATCTCAGGCCATTCGCTAATAACATCCACAGATATTCCTGCATCGAGGAATGCTAACTCCATCCTCTTTACCTCATTGTCTGTTGGCCTACGCTTTAAGTTTATAATCTCCCCTACTCGCGATGGCTCCATATTCATTTGCCTTGCAAGTCTCGATTGACTCCACCCAAGTTTCTGTAGCGCTTCCCATATCGCACCGTGCTTTATCTTTACTACTGCCGCTATCTTCATGACGCATTGTTTAGCATATGATGCCTCAGAATTAGAATGGCATCTGCTGTTTTTAATGTGAGTCCCTTGGTTGAGGGAAAGAACTGCTTGGCGTGGTTCATGAGCGCTTTCTTGCGCTTGTTTGAGGTTAGCCCACTTAGTCCACTCAATCCCTTTTGCCACTCCTGTGGACGCACCAGGACAAACGGAATCTCCAATGCCCTGAGTACGCCTTCCAAGAATCCGCATGATTTACCAAGCTTAAATGAGGTGGAACTAGGTATCGCCTTCCCCACAAAGGGAGGAACATGTTCCACCACAGCCTCGATGCTCGTCACATCCGGATGGTCTTTAAGGTCCTGCATATGCTCCACAAACTCGAAGTCCTCATCAAGAGTATGCAACGCAATCTTATGCTGTCCTCCCCATGCGATTGCGTACCCACCGGACTTACCGGGGTCTATCCCTATTGTAAGTCTCATGTTTCCTCCTCCTCGTCTCCGCAATCTTCCTCGAAGTGCAGGATGAGATCAGGATCGCTGACCGCGTCCATGTCTTCCTTCTTTAAATAAGCCACCACTTGGCACACACATGCTTGCAGAACAGTAAGTGCCGCAAATGTATCTGCTTTACTCAAATGCTCCATACTCAATTGCAATGCCTTTTCCATATGTTCGATCTTATTCATGCTGCCTTTCCCTCCGAGTCGCGTCTCACCGCATTGGCGAAATCAGTTATGTCTATGGTACGCCTGTTGCCTACCGTTACGCTATGTAGCTCGTATGATTCTATGATCCGGTAAACATAGGTACGACTAACCCCAAACTTATCCGCCAATTGCGAAATGTTTAATCGGTTATTCGTGATCTGCGATCCGAGATCCAAGGTTTCCACCATGTCGCTATACCCTGGCCATATGCCACTTGATTGGCAGGCGGCCCACAATTGGCACGCTCTTTCCATGTTGGAGAATTGCTTATTAATATCGCTCTCCTTGATGGTGTAGGCCGCAGTAGCGTATGGTGCTGTCTTCTCAACCGCAATGAATACGAACTGCTTGGGCTTTTCTCCGAGCAATCGCAAGGCGTGCATGTACCAACATGCCTGAAATAAGTACCCAAACTGACGCACACTCTTGGTGAATCCACGATTAGATGCATCCTGTGTGCTTTTTAAATCAATCACCACACCCGCGCCGGGGATATACAAGTCAGGTCTTACCTTGCACTTGGCACCTTCCATCTCAAAGTATCCCGTGCCTTCCACTACCTTATCAATATCCGCCATGTAGTGCCGAAGAACAGGATTATCCAATGCACTTCCCGCCATTTCGAGAATCAGATCGTAATCCGCAGGAGCGAGCCATTGCTTATCCGGTTCACTCTTTTGCATAAGTTCAAACGATTCCTTGTAGTGCTTGGTTCTCGGACCCTGCCCGTCAATCTCACTTGGTTTGACCGCAAACTCATCATCCAATTTCTCAGGCTCCAGGGTAGCAGTATGAAATCCACTCCCTATCACCAAGGCAGGACTGCTTGGTTTTGGATGATTCATATCATACCTCACCTTTGCGGGGCAGGTTTGTAAGAGACTCCACGCAGTCGAGCGAGATAACTCGCCCGACCCGTGGTACTCTGCGTTAGTAATACCATCCTTTAGCATGACAATCCTTTCAGTTGGGGATACTCGCCTTCGATGCCTTCAAGCATTGCACGAATCTCGTGGTCGCACTCACGCCATTGCTTAACCTTCTTCACCGCATGTGTCACATTGGTGTGGACTCGGTCAAACTTCTCAGCCACTTCCTCCTGGGTATTGCCCAACAGATACGAGTAGAACATCGCAATCTGACGAGCTAACGCCACATTCTTGAAACGATTACGGGAGTTGATCTCATCCACCGTGGTCCCCATGAAATCAGCCACTATCTTTTTTATGTCGCCAATCGCCATCAGAATGGGTCCTCCTCTTTTGCGTTATCCTCAGGTGCAGGAGTAGGCTCCGCAAATGGATCATCTCCGGTGAACAAAGCTTCGAGGTTTATCTTCATCGCTTTTACCGCCGCATTGATCTCATCGCTACGCTTCTTATGCGGGGATGGGGTCATCGCATAGGATGTTTCCAAACCTTCACCATTGCGGACAATCTTCAAGTCATACTTGCGTGGATCTCCCCAATCCTCATCCTTCGCAAGCGTGATTAACTCCTGGCGTAACTTCGCCTGAGTCAACTCTAGTATCTGAATACGCTCCTCGTCATAGTTATATACGAGCATCGCTAAGAACTGCTTTGGTTTTTCCTCAAAACTCATCGGAGCATCCTCGCCAATCTTCCAACGATGTGGTCTTCTTCCACCATCAGCGGAACTCGCCCAACCTAGCATACCCTGAATTACTCCACCATCATCGGAAGATCCAACTATGCGAAACTGATTCGCACCTTGCGTTAATTTCATATAATTACCGCCTCCGCTCGAAGAGCTTTGCGGAACATCTTTTATATTATCTAAGAATCCCATTATTATTTTTATATTATTTGTTATTTTTTTGTTGTATTTGCATGTAGTTATCTGTTTTTATTGTCCACATGGGACGACAAATACTTACAAAGCCTGTATCTCTGAGGCTTTCACCTTCAGTCAGAGAAAAAGTTAAAGCAGTTAGTGATAGCACCGGGCTTATGCAGGCCCAGGTATTTGATCTATTACTTCAGGCCGCCTGTAAGGCGCTTGATGAGGGGGCAGAAGAACATTCTCTCCCGCTACCCCTTCATTTAAAGATGGTAAAAAAGTAAGTAGCTCTTTAATCAGAACATCTATGCCCACCTTTGTGGGCGTTTCTGCTGTTATCGTAATTTCGTTCCCGCCTTCATGCTCCAAGCGAAGACCGTCCATTACCGATGTGGTATGTATTGTAGTCATCTGTAGTTATTTTTTCTGTGGTTTTATAACGCATTGTTTCTTGGGCAAGAAATTTTAAGTCCTACTTAAAAGCTCCGTTGGATCGTAGGCATTCCAACATACACACGGGAGGTGATCTCCACGCTTGAGTGACCGAGCGCTTTACTCGCCACAAAAGCATTATTCCCATTATTCCTCATCACCCGGTGACCGCAGTATTTCCGCAGACGGTGTACGGGGCGATCATCCACCACCCCGCACCTCCGCCTTAAAAAAGATGGAAACTCGCGCGTTATGCGGTCCTCCTGCACCGGAACGATTAAAGCATCGTTCGATGTTTTATGGGAGTTGATAAGTTCCCACCACGATGGATCGCAGGGACGATCCTGGTATTCACCACCGCTTTTGGGACTATGTATCCTTATCAGTTTGTTTCCATCGAAGTCTTCGTGCAGATCATCAAACCTTGCCCGTTGGATTTCACTACTCCGAAGACCCAATCCGTACGCTAATGCGTACATCAAATACATGTGAGGGTCAGACTCCTTCAGCGCTTCGCACGCCTCTCGGATCTTGTCCAACTCCTTACGGTTCGCATCAAATGGCGTGACCTGCACGCCCTCCAAACTCAACGCGATCCAATTACTAAACCATGAGGTATCAATACCTAACTGCTTATACCTCTTTATCCACGCCTTACTGAAAATACTTCTCGCCTGACGCATCTCGTTACTCCCGCGCCGAGCTACCCAATCATCGCAGATCGGAATCCCCGCTCCCGTTTTACTAGCAAATGCGGATATGTCTGAATCCGCAGGATCGATTCCGTAATGTTTCAGGATCTGATCCATGCGCAGAACATTATTGCGCTTGGTGCGCTCATTCGCCTGTCGCTTTGCGACTAGCGTTTGCGTTATGTAAGTCTCGAAGAGTTCCGAAATGGGCAATTGTTTCCGTACACCTTCAAAGCGAATAAATCCGGTTTGAGATATCATAGGGGTGCCGGATTGTGCAACATCTTCGGAATCTTGTAAAGTATACATGGCGTGAATTTTTTTAATATGTGGTTATTGCGTATTAAGTTACGCATTCACGACCAATGCTACTTGGTACCGGGCCGGGGACTCGAACCCCGAACCAATTGATTAAGAGTCAACTGACAGAAAACTTTATGTAAGTTGACAGAAAAGTTTATGTCACATGCTCCTAATCACATGAAGCGATGGAGCAGTAAAAACAATAGATTAATTTGATGTCAACATCTTTTTAAAAAAAAAGAACCGCCTCGGTTAAAAGACGGTCCTTAAGAAAGAAAAGGTACTATGATATACCTTGTGCTAAGACGCTACTTGCTGTCTTGGATTTTGTCAATCTTGCAGTAATCCTGCCTGTAGTAAATATGCGTTTATCCTAGTATCCAACTGCTTTTGTGGCTTTGGTCTTTTTTGTAAAAGGTATGCCATAAACTTAGGATCTTGTATTGCTTTTGTTAATACACCCTGGACTTTTAATGCGGGTACTTTCTCAAGCATTCTCTGCATAGCTCTTGATCCTGCTCCTGCCATCATTAAAGGTGCGCCTTGACCCGCAACAGTCTTTGCTCCCAATTGAGAACCTGACCATCTTGCAAGTAAGTTTATCACGCCATCTCCTGTGCTAATTATGGTATCAAGCTTACGCGGATCTGTTGCGGCATCTTCAAATATCTTAGCTTTTTCCGCAATCTTTGTGAGGTTCGCAGATTGTTCAGGAGTAATAAGCCCGGTATCTAACAAATTCTGTCTAAGCGTCTTATTGCCAACCTTATTATTCAATAATTGCTCCAGGTTATTACCACTAATCAAACCCTCAAGGTCACCTTTATTTATAGTTGCTCTTTTAGTTAACTCGTCAAATACGCCATGCCTTAATCCTTCAATTGCATCAGGATTTTTTGAGCGCTTTACGGTTCTTACTAAATCTTTAAAAGCGTCCGCTTGATAATTTGAGTCAAAAGCTTTTGTAAGCACTTCCGATAGATCGTCAGAACCTTTTGCAATCTGTGCGGCAAGACTCTTCTTCTCAATAAATGCCCTGCCCTTTTTAGCGGTATCCTGAAGTGTTGTGGCGAGTTTTACCTTCTTATCAACATCAGTAATATCATCGAGCATACCAACCTCACGCAATGTAAGTTGATTATTATCCACGAAGCGAGACAAGGCCGCAGGCTTTATTTGATTCGTGAATGGATCGATTACTTCTGCCGCCGCAGACTCCATAAAGTCGCGCTGTAACTTGTTAAGGACTTCCGTAGTCCTTCCCGTCTCCATTGTATCTACGGTTCTTTCAGTTGCTCGTTTGAGCGCTTGAAAGTTAAATGCTCTTTGTGCATCAGATGCCTGTCCTGCTTTTTCGAGAAACACACCAGGTTCTGCCTCTCTCAATCCACGGATAAGCTTTGTATTAAACTTCTCGTTTAATGACCGTGAGAACTCGCGAGCTACATTTGCAGTTGCATCAGTTACTTGATTTAAATCCTCAAGCATACCATCCGCTAATTTATTAAGCATTCTTGCGTCATTAAATCGCCCGGTGGCTTTAGCCTGCCTAGCTAAGTTTAACGCCACACTTCTTTTACGGAATAATTCTTTGGCACCAACTCTTACAACAGGCTTAAATCCCTGCCTTTGTGCTGTAGCGATGAAACCTCTACCAGGACGCTGTTCCAGGGTGGCATCTTTCCTTTTGATCAATCCCTGTATGAATCCTTCAAGTGGTTTCATTACTTGCTCATTGGGACTTATCTCATCCTTAATAGAGTTAAAAGCTTCAATAGTTTTCTTTGTTGGCGAATCTACGCCCTTATCAACCTCATCCCAAAGACGGGTTTCCATATTTCGGGCAATCTTCAATTCGTCATCAATTATCTGACGGGCCTCGGCACTTGCCTTTACTGCGTCATCTTTGTTTTTAGTAAGCACGCGACTTACGGCATTTACTGCCCTGTCCTGTGCTTTTTCAACCATCCCATCAAGCTTCTTATTGGTAAACTCTATCCGCATTGCCTGCGCTTCTTTCACCACCAATGGGTTAGTCGAGTTATTTAGCTTACGAATCTTTTTATTAAATTCATCAGCCGCCTTTTTGGTTTGAGTATTAATCGCAGTCTTTAATTCATCTCCTAGATCAGCTATAAGTTTGTTTTCTGTTGCAGTAAAGGCTTGCCTTGCTTGAGGATCTAAAGTGACCTGGGCGGTAGTACCTGATCCCTCGGCTCCACGCAATTGTTCGACCAAGTCACTCATTTTGCGCTCATCCACTTCGGGATCTTTGGTAAGGAATTGGTTTTGCTCTAAAATATCGCGAATTTTACGGGATGCCGCATCCTCGCGACCTGATGGAGTAAAACCTTCTAGCAATCCCTTGGTTTTACCACCTATTGTTCTTGCAGTATTTATGGGATTTACAACCCCACCAATGATTTCGGCAGGCATTCCAACAAATTCGTTTCCAGGCGCAACCGCCTCTGCGATTGCTCTTGCCTGACCTGCCCCTACTAAAGTTCCACCTTCAAGTGCCGCCATCTTTCCAGGGCTACGGGCAGTAGATTTAACCATATCGCTAGTTAAGTTTTTTACGATAGAACCTTTAGGGACAGTCTGCATTGCCGCTTGAGCAGGAGATAATCTGCTTGCCGCTCCAAATATAGGTGTCGCCATTCCAAGACCTTGACCTACAACCCGCCCGCCTTTTGCTAATGCTCGTTGATCAAAAGGTAACTCTTCCTCATCGCGATAACCCATACCTCCGGCAACCAAAGCTTCTTTAATTGACTCACTTCCCCCAAATGGTGCTTTAGTGTCAAGCCCCGCAAATGAAAGCAAACTATTTACAGCATCAACAGGGGCACCGATGATATCAGCTAAATACCCCGTATTGAAACCTTTTGCGGGAGCATCTACGAGTTGCAACATAGATGAAGGTCTATCTAATTGCTCGAATTTCCTTAAAGCAGATAAGGCTTTTGTTTTATTTTCGCCTACAATTTTACCTTCATCAATAAGTCTTACAACAGCCTTTGCTTCCTCTCTATTGTTAATAGTTGACATCTATCTGAACCTTTCCATCAATTCCTCATCTGAAAGACTACCCTGAGACATTGATTCATCTTGTTTTAGTATCCGTTCTAAGTCTTGAATTAAGACAGGAAATTCTTCTAGGTTTCTAGCCATTCTTAATTGTTGTGCTTCTGTTCCTAATTTTTTTCCTAATGCAGAACGATCAACCCTCATTTTTTCTGCAAGCTTGTTTGGTAATTCTCGTAGAGTAGCCCTAAACTCACCATCAGTCATATTTTCATTAGGTATAATTTCTTCAGCAGTCTTCTTTGCCCACTCTGATCCTCTTTCGCTATATCCTTCAATAAAAGCAGGCAGTAAGGCATTTTTTAGAGACTTGACCTGCGCTTTAGCGTCTCTTGACTTGTCGAAAGGTGTACCTAGATTTAAAAAGTCACCAATAGCGTTAACGCTTGATTTGAATTTACCTGTAATATCTCCCTGTGCACCTTCCTCTATGCTGTCCAATTTAAATAATGTTGAGTCAGTTGTCGGAGACCCTTTTATAAGTGCATCCATCTGATCTGCCTGATTTTTAAAAAGGTTTGCCTCTTCTAGTTTATTTTTAGTGTCTGCCTCTAGATTACTTATTTGTGCCTCAAGTTTTCTTCTTTCTTCGGATTGATTAGCACCAAGAAGGCCTATTTCGGTATTTAATTTTTCTAATTGAGCGGAATTAAGAAGCACTCCTTGCATAGCTACTTGTGTTTTTAATTTATTCTGATTAACCAACTCGTCTTTTGTTAAATCAAAAATATCATTTTTTCCCTTAATGCCGCGTGTTTGCTCTCTTAGTTGAGCAATATTTAAATCATTTATTTCTTTTTCCTGACGAAGCTTATCTCTTGCGTTTTCACTCTTTGCGGTAGCAATAAGATTATTGAGCTCTAACCCACGATTCATCAAAGTTTTTGCAGTAAAATTAAGACCTGACATAGCAATTTCATTATCTTTTGTCATTTCTCCTATAAGTGCTTGATTAGTGGCATCTTTTGCTTGGGCTTGTGCTAACTGCAGTTTGGGTAATTGAAACAATCTTTTTTCCTGCTCTTCAATGAACGCAACTTTCTCAACAGAGGATTTCTTAGGATCATTTAAAAACTCTTCCGCCATTGTTTTTTGCTCAGGAGATAATACTCCTGCCTGCACAAATTCACTCATGCCATTCATTGCAGACTTAATACGAGCATCAGCTTTCTTCTGCTTCTCCTTATTAAGCCCGTACTGCTGAATCATGCCTCCTATCTGCGCGCCCATGTTTGCGTACATTTGCCCTTGCTGTTGCCCTGCCCTCGCGATGAGGTTGGCGGCATTAGCGGTAGATCCGAGCGCGGATCCGTAGTTGCCTGAAAAGAATGGTCGTCTTGCCATGATTATTTGTCTCCTATTTTAGAGTCCATCCACTTGCGGATAATTCCTTTGAGGCGAGGTTTGTCGCTTATCCAGGATGCGAAGCGCTCGCCATATTTGCGGTAAAGCTCGAAGAACCATTGCGGAGATTCGGTGAACATCCACTCGCGGAACTGCATCCATGCGGGATTTGTGGGACCATACACTTCGCGTGCTACCCAACAGAAACCTCCGAATAATGTCCCACCTCCGCTTGCGGCGGCTCCGGCTCCACTTAATAAACCTCCTCCTAGTGCGCCTAGTCCGCTCATTATACCCGAACTTCTGCTTGCATCTGCGGCTACATTTGCGGCATACATATTTGCCTGATTAGCCGCCATGTTAGAGATGTATCCTAATCCCGCTTCCGGGTTAAGGTATTGCGGTCCTGAGTTTAGCCCGTAGCCCGCCTGTCCGAATACGGACTGCCCGGCTTGCAGACTACCTCCTCCACCCCGTCCAAGTAGCGCCTGGAATGGATCGAGCATATACTGATCTTCCATCCGTGCGAGGTTACCCACCGCATTGATGTAATTAGCTAATCCCTGCTGACGGAGTGTTTCGTTCAGACGCTCCGCATCCATTTCGGCACCAACGCCAAACTGATTAGCCTGTTGACGCTGTGCTTGGTTTGCCATTCGTGCCTGCTGAGTGGATTGCGCACCAAATGCGTTAGCCTGTTGATCCATCTGTGCCTGTGTAAGGTCTGCTCTTTGCTGTAATCCTGCCTGCTCACTCTCCTGTGCCATACCGCGAGTAATGTCGCCCTGCTGTAATCCTGCTTCCTGCCCAAGTACAGATTGTGCAAATGAGCGGTTTTGCATACGGCGAGCATTATCCTCCTGGACGCGAGCTTCCGCTTCTGCGATAGCACCGCTTTGATCAAATGTTCTACCCATGAGAGTCTGTCTCGCACGGGCGGCATTTGCGATCTGTGCTTGCTCGCGATCCGTAAGACCTGTGTCTAGTGAAGTCTTTGCATCTCCTAAAAGTTTAGAGCGTAGAGTGTCCTGATTATCTGCACCTGTTGCGAGTTGTCCCTGGAATTGTGTGTTTGCCGTTAACTTCAATGGATCTGCAACTTCTGCGGCATCCATCGTTGCGGCGGTTACATCGCCTCCATAGGTATCGGTTGTGGGTATTGTGACGGGTCCGCCTGATCCGCTACCTGTCTGAATCATCTCATCCACCTCTGTTGCCAACCCTTGATCCACATCCGCTTGTGTGGCTTTGCGTAATCCTGTGAGGTTTTCGCGCTGTTGCTCAAGCAGAAGACGGGCATCATCCAATCCGCTTGTAGCGGCGGGTCTGTAATCCTCCATTACTCCCTGATAGCGATCAGATAAGCGCTCAACATCCGCCAGGTCTGCCTCGCGTTGACGGGATAAGTTACCTCGCTGTATATCCTCTGCAAGGGCGGAGAGTCCAAGGAAATTACCATCTGCATCAAAGCCTGCCTGGCGGTCTGAGGGTAACCCCGTTGCAGGATCAATCGCATTACGACTGTCGCCGAGAAGATTAATCATGCCGTCCCCTGAAAATGAGGCGGGTATTGTTTCCGTCTGTCCCGCTTTTGATTTATCTACGATTATGTTTCCGTTTGGATCTTTACCGTAAACAGGGACTGCGTCTTTGGGCGGGATTGTAGTTGTAGTTTCTATTTTATTTTTAACAACCTCCCCATACTTTAAAGTTGGATCTTTTTTTAGGAGTTGGACATCTTTTAAATCATCGGCATATCCCTTAATAGAAGATGACTGTTTAAACATTTGTTCAGGTCCACCGGGGATGGCATCAAGCTCACGATTCAAGCCATTCATATTTAATGTGGATGTAACATATTTTTTATCAACTACTTTTCCACTCTTATCCTTAAACTCTAAAACACTAAGATGGTAATCAGTTCCTCTAGCCCCACCACCTATAAAGAAGCCACTTGTTCCTTTTTCCTGTGTTGTTGCATTTCTAAATCTTGCTTCAGGCTCAATTGTCCTAGTGGTAGTTGTCGCTTCCTTACCACCCTCGTATCCAACGACCAATCGACCTTGATCATCGTAAGTACCGCTAGTTGACTCCTGGCGTGTACCCAACAATGTCTGACGCAGAACATCCGTATCCGTCTGTGCTGTCTTCTTACGGATATTCTCTTCGAGCGGGAGGAGTCCTTCTAATCCGTCAGGAGCTATCTCAGCAAAATCTCCTGTACCCGTGAGTAGCTCGACCTGTGCTTTGAGAGCATCTGCCATGCCCTCGCCGTAGCTTGGTTGTTCAGGATAGTTGTAAGTTGGTGATCCGCCGCCCATTATTTATTTCCTCCGATTAATTCGATTAAAGTCGTACCATTTAATTGGTCTTTTTTTCAGTTCACGCATCCATCCAACAAAAGGTAATGGGTATGGTATGCGTGAGATAAATTCTTTTATACTGTCCTCCCCTATAGCGGTTCGCACATACCATGCATCCGCTCCAGGTGGATTCCATTGGTCGTCAGGATGTGTATCAATGTCCGTCCTTACTGCCTTACCAAGAAGTAGTGTGGTAGGGGTAATGAATACATATCCGTTGGCAGAGTATGCCGATATATCCGCAAACATATTACCGCCTGTCTTATCGTAAAACCTCTTAGCTTGTTCTAGTATGTTCATTCTGCCATTAGGTATTCGTCTGCATCGGTGGCGCTCACCGCACTTCCGAGGTTTACGCGCAACCAATTCGTGCCGTTATCGACGGCAAGGCACGGGTTGCCACCATCGCCATCGCTGACATATATCATCCTGCCCGTTGTTCCATTTGCGGGTAGTGTGCTTACGGTGAAATTCTCCAGGGTAACGGAGGTGGCGGAGATGGAGTCTACGGTGACGGTAGGCTCGCCCAATTGATTAAGAGACGCGGCATCGGTCTCCACGCCTGTGGCGAAGGTAAAACCACGGGTAACTGTGGCGGTGATAGCCACTATGCAATCTCCCTCCTCGCATTCGCTCCGCCCGCTATCGCTTCTAGCGATACATGGCGAAAGCTAGGCCGCCCGGCTGTTACATCTACTTCTACGCTCGCGGCGTAACCTCTCGCTCTGCCACTGCCAAAGCGTATCAGTTTCTCCTCGCTCGTTGTCGCATTCTCGGTGTGTACCGTGTTCGTCCGATCCGGGTCTATTGTATTGACCTTGATCGTGAACTGATCCCCGTTGCTCACTTCGCATCCCAACTGCCCCCTCTTCCAACTCTTTACATCGATATTTCCGAATGTGAAGGAGCGGGTCTTCAGCCTGGCACTTATCGCGGTGGAGGTGGTGCTTGCGCTCCCTACTGTTCCCGTGATATCGGTGGTGCCTTCCTCGATTAAATGCCATCCCTTGTCGTTGACTGCGAAGAGTCTGCGCTTGGTGGGATCGCTACCATGTAATACGGTGACGAAATCATCTATTACAAATCCTGCGGGAAAGGAATCTACTGAAGTCCATGCTGTATTAAGGATATCATATACTAAGATTTTATTATTATCGGTGGATGAACCTGTGGGGACTGCGAGGTAATACTTATTATCAAATACAATACCACACGCTTTGTCCGCAGAGGCGAAGTTTACTTCTTTGAACTGATCCTGTATCGGGCGGGATAGCGGGATTGCTTCTCCGCTTACCTTCGAGATTGCAACTCCTAGTCCTTTGGCGGGGTCTAAGCCTTGTTGCAGGGTAAATACACCATCATCGGATAGGAAGTATATCTGCGGACCACTCGCGGCTATGCTCTTACGGGCCACGCATCCCCGTTGGCGGGTAATCTCAAAGACTCCTGCCGCAGATGATATTGCCACATTGTTAATCATGTGGATCGAGTTGCGAAAAAATACGAGTAACTGATTCTCCAGGTATGGAGTAAATCCTACCAAGCGATCTGCGGTTCCACGATTGATCCTGAACTGCGACTCTGCGGGGTAGAAATTATCCGTGTCCAAAAGGTCGGACATGATCACGGTGTACTGCGAATCGCTCGGCTGTGGTACGATCAAGCGGTTTGCAAAGAAGGTGCCAAAGTTTGTGCTAGGGCATTCCACTCTGCCTGCTGTGGGGGTTGCATTATTCTTGAGCGTAAATGCTGTGGGGGTGGTATAATCGCCATCCCATTCTAGTGGATCTTTACCGGTTCCGCGAAAAAGGATGAGCTTCTCCATTGCCTGAACGAAGCTCGCATTGTCTCCACTTGCTACCGTCTGTCCGCCAGGGTACGCGATATCTATACCGCTGTTATTCTGATCATTCCATAGGATGACTTTATTCTTTGTGGCACAGGCGATAAATTCTGTCCCTGTGACAGGATCGGAAAATAAGGTGGATGCAAATACTTCCTCTGTGCCTGCGGAATAAGTAAGGGATACCCCGCCTGCTTTAAATTCTATGCCTTTGCGGACAGATGCGATATCCCCGTCTAAACGCATATTCTCCGATGCCTCAACGGTACCCCCCTGTAGTGTGGTAGGCTCCAGGTAACTATCAATACCACGGAATCCACGATCTCCATCGGTGAGGATAGGGTCGTCCATTCTGCCCATTGGTTTGTACCTAGCCATTACTTACGCTTCCTTAATTCCTGCCAAACCTTAATTGACATGTATACAATTGTGATCGCTCCTGCGATACACCCGAATAAAGAATCTAATGTCGATAACCCAAAAGTAGCTAATGTGCCACTCACTCCGGTAACTGCGGCTCGATCAATCATCGCCTATTAGGTGATGGCCCGAAATAAAAGCCGAGGATTCCCATAAGGGCCGTTTGGCCCATGTACGAAAGGTGTCCGCTACTGAGCGTGATGGGGTCTTGGCTTGCAGGCCATGAGAAGAGTCCGAAGAGGAACTCCGTTCTCCCCTCTCCGTTTGCGTTGGTGATTGAAAGAAACTCGGCTTGCGGAAAGAGGGTACAGAGCAGGATGCAAAGGCAAAGAGTGCCAATGCCCATAAAAGCAATAATACGGCGAGAAAAATCCCTGAACTCATTATTACCTCCTTCAGCCAACTGAGCTTGGAGCTTAAGAAAATTTTCATTTGCACGACTTTCTCTTGCCACTTCGAGTTCGTGCTTTTGGCGGCGAGCCTCAAATAACATTCCAAACCCACCCTTGAGGATAGCACCCATAGCTGTACTACCGCCCCCTGTAAGTAACATAAGCAAGATTTCACCCATCTCACTTCTCCACCTTGTCGCGAAGTCGATCCAACTCCTTTTCTATATACTTGAGCCTCTCAAACTGCTGATAGTCTGATGTAATTGGAGCGTCCTGCATATTAACTAAATGTTCAAGATCCGCTTTTGCCTGCTCTGCGAATTTTTCCAAGTGCATCATCCTAGCAGATAAATCCCCAAGCAGAGTGCCTTCGTGTTGGACTCTCCCCAAACCATTGTCAAGTTCGTTAATTTTGTTCCAAATGACGGAGTAGCCCCAAACACAGGTGCCAACAATGGCGATAACTTTCGCCATAAATGCAAGGTTTGCTTTGACCTGTACATTATCTCCGACTTCAGTTGCCATTAAGGTCCGGCGTTAGGATCAGTCCACTCCTCACCCGTAAGTATCGAAAGCATCTCGGAGTGTGTGTTGGCAGTCTTACCGTCTAGGAAGCTAGGTTTGTCTCCTTCGTACTTAACAAAAGTCTGTGTTCCTGAGACATTATATCTAAGCGTATCAGCACTTGTCTCAAGCACTTGGTCAAAATCTACGGAACTTACTTCCGATGCATCAATGATTACATAATTTCTCATAGTTATTATGGTACTGTTGTTGAAAAAGTAGGACCATTAGTGAGAGTACCGTTATTACCTCCGCTTCCCTGATCAGTTATAGTCGTGCCTGTACCACCGTCGTTGTCGCCCATTCTCCACCATAAAGCGGGAGAGTAGGAAGTTAAGTCGATAGGACCACTACCACTATTGTACATAGCTAATAGATCAGCCTCAGATACCGCAGAAGTAAAGATACCTAACTCATCTATCTTACCGTTAAAATTGTTATTTATACTTCCATTCCTGTTTCTCGCACCCGCTGTTAAGCGTTGTGTGGTTGCCTTAGAACCCGTTCCTGAAGTATAAACACCAAAACTATTACCCACCTTTGTGCCGTCTAGGTAAATATCATAACCAGCATTACCTGAGTTTGTAGCACTACTAGAGGATTCCCAACGGATTCCCAAATGATGCCAAGTATTAGCTGAGATAGTCACACCACTACCTGCATAACTCCATACATGATTAACATTAACAACACTTATTACTTCATCAGCGACAACACCAAACCAATCACCACCTAAAGCGATTCCTATATCAAGACCCCCGAGACCTAATAAGTAGCTTTTCACCCCTGAACCGTAAGCAAGATCAGGTCTAAACCAAACCGATATTCCTTCGACAGTTAATGAAGATGGACTTGACCCTGCGTCTATATAGTCATTAGCCCCGTCAAAGTCTACGCTGTAGGTGTTACTAAAACCTGAACTATATTCATTAGCAAACGTTCTCCACGATCCGCTGTCATACGCAACAATAGCACCTGCATCGGTACTACCCGCAGCTTTCAAATATAACTCACCATTCTTAGCAAGTCCGTTAGTTACTAGCGATGATTGTTCGCTGTCGTTAATTACTGTAATATCGCTCATGTGTTTAGCTGTTGTTATAGACTTGCCAGTTACTACCGTCAAATACGTAGAGATCATAAGTATCGCTTCCGTACATGATAGTGCCGACGTCGTCGCTTGTTCTTGCTGTTATGTTTGCTGCCGTGTCTACATCGGGTGCAACGGTATCTGCGGGGAAGCCAAGAACAGACTTTAAGAAGTCCGTCACAGCGTCCGTTTTATCTACCTTGTCATCCAACTTCGACTTAACGGTCTGTCCGATTTGTTGAAGTATGTTAGCCATTAGTGATTATATTTTT